GACGCTGTCCACACTTGCATAATGGTCTCATACTGTATTTAGCTCACCTTTTTGGTCCCTTTTTAGGGGCTTTTAACGGGCCATTTTTCTTACTGACTGCTAAATACAAGTAGCAAAAATACGATTCGTAATAACAGGAGAACGATAATGGCATTAACATCCCCAGGAGTAGAAGTCAAAGTAATTGACGAAAGTTTCTACACTCCGGCAGAGCCTGGCACAACACCGATGATCTTTGTTGCTTCTGCGTCTAACAAGCTAAACGCAAGTGGAACAGGAACAGCACAAGGTACGCTCAAGGCAAACGCTGGTAAACCATACTTATTAACATCACAACGTGATCTAGCAGATACGTTTGGTGATCCGTTGTTTTACACAGACAACAACAATAACCCAATTCACGCTGGCGAGCTTAACGAATATGGATTGCAAGCAGCATATTCATATTTAGGTGTTTCGAACAGAGCTTGGGTTGTTAGAGCAGATATTGACCTAGCAGAGATTCAGCCTAGCTCAGATGCACCTGCATCAACTCCAGCAGCTGGCACATACTGGCTAGACACACAAACATCACAATTTGGTATTCAAGAATGGAATGGCGCAGGCGTTACAACAACTGGCGGTCAAACATTTACAAGTAAAACACCAATTGTAATTACAGATTCAACAAAATTAACAGACGGATCACTAGTAGCAAACGGTACTACTGGAAAAATGCCAAAAGCAACTGTCGGCGCAATTGGTGACTATGCAGTAGTATTTGGGTCAACTGTTGTTAGATTATTTTACAGAAACGCATCAGGCGTTTGGGTACTAGTTGGTTCAGATGCGTGGACATTAAGTTGGGCAACAGTGCGCGGCACTAAGTCAAACCCAAGTTTTTCACAATCTTCTGCAACATTTACTATTAACGGAACTACAGTTACAGTAGCACAATCAGACATTATTAGTGATGTTTCAGCTAATATTGTAAGTTTATTTCCACTAGGTAACATTAGTGCAAAAACAGTTGATGGACGTTTAGAAATTTACAGTGACGGTACAGACAGCGCAGCAGCTGATTCAAGTGCGGTTGGATCAATTGAAATTGTTGGTGATGCAACATTACTAGGTGAACTAGGAATTGCAGCAGCTACATATTATCCACCAGAATTACATATTGACAAGCACACTAGAGTTCCATCATTCAAAACAAGCGACACATATTCACGCCCAACAGGTAGTGTATGGCTTAAAACAACTGAACCAGGTGCAGGCGCACGTTGGAGAGTTAAAGTTTGGAACGATGCAACTAAATTATGGGACGCTGTTTCAGCACCATTATACAAGTCAAACGAAGAAGCACTTAATAGTTTAGATAAACTAGGCGGCGGTTCAAATATTGCAGCAGGCGATGTTTACGTTCAAGCAAACGTTGCTGGAGATGCACAGCCATTAGCAACGTTTAAAGTATTCAAACGTAACGCTGTTGCACCTACTACAATTATTGGTTCGTCAATTGGCTCAGGTGGCATTACTGCTGATACTTACAATTTTGGTATTCAAGCAACTGCTCCTAACTCAAGCATACTAAGCACTATTGTTGTAGCAGAGATTACAACAACTGGCGCAGCTTCAGATGCAGACTTAGTTGCAGCGGCAATTACAAATGCTGGTGTACCACACGTGAGTGCAGAAGTTACAACAGGTAACAAAGTTGTTATTAAACACGCAAAAGGCGGAGACATTAAATTAACAGATGATGGCTCAGACGCAGTGTTAGGCTCAATGGGCTTTGCACACTTTGCAAACGTTAACAATGGAACTCCTAACTTGTATTACGAAGCAGGAACAGATGGCGATACAGCTCCATTACAATTACGTGCTACACTTTGGAAAGCAACTACAAACTCTTCAGGAACTGAAGTAGCATTTTATACTGCATCAGATGATCCAGTTACAGCACTAACTAATGATGGTGCATTATGGTACAATTCAATTGTTGACGAAGTTGACGTTATGATCCATAATGGTACTACTTGGGTAGGTTATCATAACTTTAGTGCAGCATATGCTGATTGTGATCCAAATGGTCCAATTGTAAGTGCAAGCACACCGTTATTACAAAGTGATGGTACTGCATTAGTAACAGGCGATCTTTGGATTAGTACAGCTGATTTAGAAAATTATCCTGCAATTTACAAGTATAATGCAGAATTGCAAAATACACCAATTGCAAATCGTTGGATTTTATTAGACAAAGCAGATCAAACATCAGAAGATGGTATTTTGTTTGCAGATGCACGTTACAACACAGCAGGCGCAAACAGCGGCACAGCTGGTGATATTGACACATTATTAACAAGCGATTACTTAGATCCAGATGCACCGGATCCAGCATTATATCCAAAAGGTATGTTGTTATGGAACCTAAGACGTTCTGGCTTTAATGTTAAAAAGTTTGTACGTGATGCAATTGATATTAATTCAGACAACGAAAGAGCCGGCGACGAAGCTATGGGTGCTTACTATCCACACAGATGGGTAACAGAGTCAGGCAACCAAGCAGATGGTTCAGGTAGCTTTGGACGTCACGCACAGCGTAAAGTTGTTGTACAAGCATTACAAGCAATGGTTAACTCAAACGATGACATTAGAGATGACGAATCAAGAATCTTTAACTTGATGGCAACTCCAGGTTATCCAGAGCTAATTGGTGAAATGATCACACTAAACTATGACAGAGGCCTAAGTGCATTTGTTATTGGTGACACACCAGCAAGACTTGCTTCAGACGCAACTTCACTAAACAACTGGGCAACTAACCAAGCATTAGCACCAGAAGATAATGATGATGGCTTAACTAGCCGTGATGAATACTTTGGTATCTTTTATCCTTGGGGCTTTACAAGTGACAATGCAGGTAACAACGTAGTTGTTCCTCCAAGTCATATGATGCTACGCACAGTTGCACTAAGTGATCAAGTTAGCTATCCTTGGTTTGCTCCGGCAGGCACAAGACGTGGTGGTATTACTAATGCAACATCAACAGGATTTGTAAATGCAGAAGGCGAATTTGTAACAGTAGCGTTGAACGAAGGTCAACGTGATACATTATACGCACAAGCAATTAACCCAATTACGTTTATTAGTGGCGCAGGACTTGTTAACTATGGACAGAAAACTCGTGCAAGAGGCGCAAGTTCATTAGACAGAATTAACGTAGCACGTTTGGTAATTTACTTACGTTCACAGTTAAATCAGTTAGCTAAACCATATATCTTTGAACCAAATGATAAGATTACACGTGATGAGATCAAACAAGCAGCAGAGAGTTTAATGCTTGAGCTAGTTGGTCAAAGAGCACTATATGACTTCTTAGTAGTATGTGATGAATCAAACAATACGCCAAGCAGAGTTGATAGAAATGAACTATACTTAGACATTGCTATTGAACCTGTAAAAGCAGTAGAATTTATTTACATTCCGCTAAGACTTAAAAACACTGGAGAAATAGCAGGATTATAAGGTACTAATTAGGCCCCTGAAATATGGGGCCTAAATATGCTAAATACTTGCAACAGGAGATAAAATAGAATGGCAATTTCAACACTATCAAAAATTACAGTTCCATTAGCAACTGGGGACAGCGCAGCAGCTCAAGGCTTATTGATGCCTAAGTTACAGTACCGTTTCCGTGTTACTTTGGAAAACTTTGGTGTATCAACACCGACAACAGAATTAACAAAACAAGTTGTTGACGTAACTCGTCCAACAGTAAGTTTTGAAGAGATTCCAATTGAGGTTTACAACTCACGTGCATACCTAGCAGGTAAGCATACTTGGGAAGCAATTACGCTGAACTTACGTGAAGATGTAAACAACAACGTACAAAAACTAGTAGGCGAGCAGTTACAGAAACAATTCGACTTCTACGAGCAGTCAAGTGCAGCATCAGGACAAGATTATAAATTTACTACACGTATTGAGATCTTAGATGGTGGTAACGGTGCTAACACACCAAATGTACTAGAAACTTTTGAACTATATGGTTGCTTTGTACAGAATGCTGCTTACAACTCATTAGCTTATAGTGCTAACGAGCCAGTAACAGTAACGCTTGCAATTAGATACGACAACGCAATCCAAACTCCAGAAGGTACTGGAATTGGTACAGCAGTTGGACGTACAACAAATACTTTAGTTACAGGCGGCGGCGTTTAATAAACTCCTTTAAGCCATTCGTTATAGAGAGGGAGCCGCAGAGCTCCCTTTTTTATTATATACGCACATAATTTGTAAAGATAAATATTAGTATGAGCAAGTTCAACGGATTTTTAGATAATATAGCAAACGGCATTTTAAGTCCAAAAGGTAATATGGCCGATTGGCAACACGCCTCACGATTGTATATTACTGATACACAAAAACACGCACCTAAATTATCTTTTTCATATCATATAACTTTTTATCTTACAGAACAAGCAAAAGCTATAATACAAGAAGTTGACCAATACAAACACGAAATTGGTATGCTTGTTAAACAAGCTGACTTACCTAAGTTTCAAGCTACAGTTGAAACTAAAAACAAATATAATCGTAAAAAGAATGTACAAACACGTATAGATTATAGCCCAATAAACATTACATTTCACGATGATAATTACGGTGCAACAACTGCACTAATGGAAGCATATTATAGGTACTATTATGCAGACGCAAACCATTCATTAAATAGTGGAGCATATGGCAACCGTCGTACAGGCGACACATTATATGATGGCCCTGGCACAAACACATTTAAGTTTGGTATGGATAATAATATTCCAAATGTGCCATTTTTTGACCGTATTGAAATTGCACAAATGGCTCGTAAGAGTTATACAAAATATACATTAGTAAATCCTATTATATCTGACTGGTCACACGATTCTGTACAAAATAGCGAAAGCAATCCTTTAGAAAATAGAATGACTATTAATTACGATAGTGTATTTTATGATAGAGGACACGTAGAAGCAGGTAACAACGGCGAACCAGCAGGATTTGGACAAACAGATCATTACGATACAACACCTAGTCCTATTACACCATTAGGCGGCGGACAATTAGGCATTGACGGCATCTTTGGCACTGGCCTTGATCTATATGAATATATTACACAAGGCAAAAACTTTAGCAATCCTTTAGAAGCAGGTATTGCAACAGTTAACTTAATTAATAGTGTTAGAAACAACGGCACTGATGGTCTTAGACAAGGTGGTATGAGAATACTTACAGATGTAATTGGCAGCGCAGCTGGTATAGATGTTAGTGGAGTATCTCAAACATTCTTTCCTAAAAGTTCAGGTAGTGGCGGCGATGCAGGAAAACTATTACTTGCAACAGCAGCCGTTGCAGGAGTTTCAGCTGTAGTATCTAATAGTAGATCAAATACATCAACTACAACAGGTGACACAAATCCTGTATCCCAGGATGATGCAAGATTCCAAAACTTCTTGGGTAAATATCAAGCAGATGGTGGCACTGGAGGAATCAATGGTGCAAGGCAAAGTTACGATGCATTATCAACTGTAGCAAAGTCAGCATTTGATTAAGGAAAAATATTATGTCAAGTTTACCACAAGATAAACCAACCAACTTTGATGACAAAGGTGTTACTAAATTTTTTGATACATACTTTTCAAAAAAACTTAGCTTTCCAACAACGCAAGTTGATGCTGTAGTTACATTCTTTACCAAAAGAGGATTTGATAAAACAGCAGCAATTAGTGTTTCGACTACGTTGTTGCAACAGGCTAAGATTGACGAAGTTAATGTATTCAAATTACTAGACACATTAAGTGGATTAACTGAAGTACAATTAAGTGCAATCGTTACAGAAGTATTAAATTACAATAGGCCTAAAACAAGTACACTAGGTTTTAAAAGAACCGAATCAGCAGATAAAATCGAAAAACGAAATATTGTAGCGTGATATGGCTAGATTTGCTCAGGGAAAGTTTACACCAAAGCAACCTGAAAAATACATAGGTACTAGAACACCTACATATAGATCAAGTTGGGAATTTCATTTTATGAAGTTTTGTGACGAGCATCCAAGTGTTGCAAAATGGGCAAGTGAAGCAATACGTATTCCATATAAAAATCCACTAACAGGAAAACATACAATTTATGTTCCTGATTTCTTTATTGCGTATGCAGATAAAGGTGGAAAACAAAAAGTTGAATTAATTGAAGTTAAACCTGCTAATCAAGCAATAAGAGAAAAAGTAGGGCGTAGCAGAGTTAATCAAGCAAGTTATATTGTTAATCAAGCTAAATGGGCCGCTGCATATGCTTATTGTAAGCAAAAAGGTATTACTTTTAGGATTATAACTGAAAATGATATTT